CAGGGTTCGGGCCAAGTTTCGTACTGGGTAGCCTCTTTAGGTGCGTCGCCTTCCCAAAGGATGTCGTAGCACACAAGGCCATCCAAGACCCCAAGGGAAACCATAGCGGTCGTGCCTGTGCATAGAGCCAGCACCTTGTCAGCGTCGGCCTGCTTGGGGAATGCGTACTTGCGGAAGGTAGCCATTAGAGGGTCGTAAGCGACTGGAGTTCAGCGTTGGTTAGGCGGGTCGAGTAAATGGCGACGGCACGGATGCGGTCGTTGTAGAACGAACCAAAGCCTGCGACAGAATCTTGCGCTCCTATTGTCAACTGCGTGGCGTTGTGAACAGTTGATGCCCCTGCGGTGGCCGTGGCGATGATTGATCCGTTGAGGGCGACGACGATGCCACTTGCAGCAGCATTGAACGCAAAGGCCACCTTGTTGATGCCTACGGACATGGCTGGGTATGACGCTGGATCATAAACCGTTGTTCCGCTTGCATTGATTAGACGGCATCTCAAGCCTGCTCCAACCGTGTCGATTCTAATCTGCCCCGACCCTGCCGTTCCAGCAATTTGGAATGACACGATTCTGCCCGTTTGCTGATTCCTTGAATCAACCTCCGCATAAATCGTCCCCTCGGTCTGCCCGATGCATCCGCTGACTGCGCCTGTTACGCTGATAACGTCTGCGTTGCGGGTTACCGAGCCTGTGGTTGTGGGGATGTAGGAGGTGGGGACGGAGCCTGCCTCAATTTGCGCTCCCCAAGCGTAGGCCGTGAGGTTGAGGGCACCTGATGCGGGCCAAGTAACGTCGCCGTTACCTTCGGCAAGGTTAAAGAGTACATTGCCAACAAGGTCGCCCGCTGCGATTGTGTATGGAGGCGAAATCAATCGATACCACCCGTTGCCGTAATTTTGAATGGTGGCTCCAGTAGTTAAAGCCGTACCGCTTGCAAGGTTGAAGTACGATGTTGACGTTCCGCTTCCACCCGTATATGATGTAAACTGGAGCGCACAAAAATTCAATGGATTGGTCGCTCCTGCCTTAACAAATAAACTAAAGGTATAAGCCCCTGCTGCGCTGATTGTTGGCGTGAAGCCAGTATAGTAAGCGTTTTGAACCGACCCCGAAGCAGCCCCTCCAACATACTTGGTTATAGACCCACTGGTTCCATCGGGTGCAAGGAAGTCCGTGCTTCCGGTTGTAATGGTCAGGCCTCCCGACGCAGCAGCCAAGCCGGATCCTTTAAGGTGCTTAACTTCAGGCGCACCGTTGGTCGCAGCAGGCTCCACCAGCAACGCAGGGCAGCCAGCCGTTCCACCGCTGGTGTAGTAGTCCAAGCGAGGCACACCGCTTGCAACGCTCTCAATCAAGCCAGCCGAATTGAATCGGGTCGCAGTCGTGTCACGGGTAACGTTGAAGTCCCCCGATGCGCCCAAGACCAAACCACCCGAAGTCGTAGCGACTGGGGTGTAGAGTTTGCCTGTCTTGAATCGTGCAGGTACTAAAATCAGCGATGGGGTCGGCATTGTTAGAAGTTGAAGATTGCAGCGAATCGTGTGAACAAGCAAGCATTCACGGCAGCCTCGGCAGCGGTTGCACCGTCAGCCGTAGCCCTTGAATTAAAGGCGTTCCAAGCGGTCAAGGCAGGGCTGCTGCCAAACTGCATCGAGCGAGGATAGCCGTAGCCGTAGCCTATAAACATTAGAGGAAGGTGTAACCGATGACTGAACCTGCGGAGGGCGTTACGGCAGTAATCTTACCGCCATTGCGTCCTGAAATCACGATGCCAGCGGAAACTGATTTGCCACTCAAGGCGTAAGCGGTTAGCAGGTTCTCGCTTCCAGTTCCGGTAAGGGTTGTGAAAGTCGCAGCGGCGTTGACTACCAAGAAGTCGTAATTCTTACCGGACACGGCAGCATCGACAAACTCCATCGTACCGCCCTGACCGAGCATTTGTTGCAGAATAGGTGTAGGCATTTTTTAGCGTTTAATTGTAAATGTCTTTTAGGTTGGAATTTCACAAACGGAGTGGCCGTAAGGAATCTCAAAGGTCATCGTCGCCTGCCACCCTGCCGTGCGGTCATCCCGGCTCTCTACAAAGCGTGTAAGCGACACGGAGGCACTAAGGGTCCAGTCTTCGCTTGGGTCGTTTGTAAGGGCTGATATGAAGTCCTGTGCTATCTGCAACTGGTCGCTTAGGACCTCGTCCTCGTTATCCTGCCAACCCAACGTAGGGCTGCCTGAAACCACTCCGCCCATCGGCTTAATGGACTCAACTCTATCACTAAAATATACCCCAACCACCAAGTCCAAAGTACCAGCGTCAGTATTTGCAGACTGAACGTCCGCAAAGACCAAAGGATAGACGATACGCTCACGGCTTGGGGTTCGAAGATTTATCGTGTTGTCCGTTCCTATCGCAAGAGGGTCGCCCGTCCCGAAGGAGTTGACCTGTGGATGAGCATTTGCAAGGTCCAAGAGAGCCTGCTTGATTTTTATCCAAGACATAGTTTTGCAGTTTCAGTATGTTTTTTTTATGCGCTCCCATGCTTAGCAGTCGTTACACGCCCCGAATTGACCGTAAGGGTAGGGGTAATCCAAGTTGCTGATTCCCATCCTTCGGTTGCGGTCCAAGACCATCCCGGTGCGGTAGTTGGTAGCGTTCGGGTAGATGGTATCCAAAGCAGACGGAGGCGAGTTCCACAAGGGATACGAGTTGCGGTTCTCCATGAGGTAGCGAGTGATGCGCTCGGAATACCACTCGGCATCGTTCTTCACTTTGTCGGTTAGCCGGGTAATCTCTTCCATGCTCATTTGGGAGGATTCCTCGCTCGTTCTACGAACCATCCCCTTGTTCATGTATTTAAAGGCCAACACCATGGGCAACTCGTAGTAAAGCCACTGAATCATAGCAGGCTGGATGTAGTCCTCCAGAAGCGTTTGGTTGAGGGCAGACGTTGAACCGCTGACCACTTGGCTGACGAGTTCCCCGTACAACGGAGAGCCAACGATGGGCTGAATCCGCATCTCTTGCACCTTGATGACCGTTGGACGGATTTGCGTGTAGGATACGTTCTCGTTTATGATGCTATTGTCAAGCAGCGTTTCTTCGCTTATGAATAGTGCCTTCATGCCTTGCTGATTTTATTGCCTTTACGGATGACCAACTGCTGCTCCCATACGTGGCGACATTGGGGGCGATTTACTCCGCTCGGTGTGTGATACCAACCGCCCCTCCTGTTCCAAACGGAGTAGCCCATTATCGCAGAAATCCCGTCGATGTCCTCCCTCGTGTAAACCTTGCCCTGCCCTGCCAAGTCAAGCATGACCTTGCAGAACTCACGACTGGAGCCTTTGTCTTTGTTGCTGAAACCTGTCGCCCATGCGTACTTGTAGCGGACTTCCAAGACTGGCTCTGCGACCTCCTTGACATTCTTGGGAAGGTTCTGCTCGGCTATCTTGTCCACGGCCCGGCTGATTGGGTAGCGGTCCTTGGTAATCAAGTAGGCGACTCGCTTGGCGACCTTCGCCTTGCTAACTCCGAACTCCTTGGCCATTTCTTCAACCGATGCGTCCCGGTTTTTCTTGCGATACGCCTCAATCTTCTTGTCCAGTTCTTTCTCTTCCTCGCCCAGTTCGGCAAAGGCCAAGCGGATGTTTTCGTCTATGTTGGCATCGAACCGCATTGGCTTGGAGTGCATCACATGGTAATCGTCTGCATGGCATCCGAACTTGCTTGCAACCACCTCCAAGACTTTAAACTCTTCGTCGCCCCATCCGTAGTCCTCGTCATCTTCCTCGCCCCAAGTCGGTTCGCTAAACTCTTGGGACTGAACGCCCAGCATCGTGTCAATCTCTTGGGCTGATAGCCCAAAGCCTGCTGACAACATGGTCCGAGCCATTTCCAGCGTGATTTTCTCCTGCATATACTGCCTGACGATACGCATGAGGTTTTGGTACTCACGGCCTGACAACTTCTTGATGTTGTCGTTGCTGGCAAGTTGCTCCACGGCTTGCGGTTGCTCGTCGGGTTGGGGATTAGGTCCAACCACGTCGGCAGGTTTCTCCAAAGGTTGCAAACCTGCTTTCTCACGCAGTTCGTCTTGGGTCATAATCTGCAAGAGGGCTTGTTCGCTTAGTCGCTCCGTGATGGGTTCCACAGGTATCAGTTCCATCCCTTCGACTCCGTTGAACGAGCCGAGGTAATTAATCATCCGCTCCACTTTGCGGACCCGGTCGTTGACGTAGGTCGCCTTGAATAGTTCGTAGGCCTCGACCAATTCGTTGCGTCCACCCAATTGGCCTTCGGTCTTGACTCCGAAAAGCATGGGGTTGGTTACACGGTGGGCAATGAATATCTCTTGCTGGATTGATTTGTTTAATACCTCGAACTGCTTATCCATGTCCGATGGAGTGAGCGGTTCAAGTGTCGGGGCATTCGCTGCTTCATCGTTGAAGGTTACAACGAAGCGACCAGCGTTGTCGGTTCCCGAAAACTTGCGTTTAATCTGCCTTTCGATGTCGCCCTGTTCTTCGGGGGTCGGGATCCCGTTGTTGAAGTTGATCAAGTATCCCCCCCAAAAGTTGTTGCGCAGGTTGTTGTTGTGGAAGTTCGCCACTTGCACGTCTGCCTCAATCCAAGCGTTCCCTCCGATGTATTCGGGGAGCG